TACTTTAAATTCAATACGATGATCCTCACAGAATTCTTTTGCTGCAGCCCACTTTGCTTGATTGATTGCATAGGTCACACACTCTGTAAGATATGATTTTGTCTTTCGACTTCTTGGTTTAGGAGGCATCGTTTGTTTATATGGTTTCACTTCTACCACATAAGTTTTGATCATATCATTTTTCTCTTTCACTTTAATCAAATAGTCTGGATAGTATTTGTGCACTCGATTATCCTTTGGAGAAAGATATGGAATACTGAACTCTTCTGATGCCCATGAAACAATACTATTATTCATATCACACCACTGACAAAACTTTCTTTCCCAACTACTACGACATATAATCATCTTTGAGTTTCCTTGATACTTGTGTGGATACACCGGAGTATACCTACTTTTGATACTCTCCCCCATAACTTGCCTACATAATATACAAGGTCAATCTATATTTATAAATGGCTATCATCCCACCACAGCGAAAATCGATATCGATGGTTAAGGCTCAACTCCTTAATCCAGCAACGACTTCGCATTTTCAGGTAAGCATCTCTTTTTTAGAGAGAGGATTCAATCAATATCGACAAGAACTTGGATTAAATTTAGATCAAGGTAGATTAAATATATTATGTTCTGAAACATCATTACCCGGATCAAGATTTGCTACAGCAGAATTAACAAATAATATTCCGGGTGTTAGGGAGAGACATGTTTATAGAAGAACATATGATGACACAATAAATCTTACATTTTATTGTGATGCAGATCAATATTTACCAATCAGATTTTTTGAAGCATGGATGAATTATATTTCAAATATGACATCATCAGGATCTAACAAAGTTAAGAATGAGGATTTTAATTATCGTGTTAAGTTTCCAAGAGAGTATCGTGGTAATTTAGAAGTATCAAAATTTGAAAAAAATCTTGACTCAAGAAGACAAACGAAAATACTCACATATAAATTTGTAAATTGTTTTCCACTTTCGATAAATTCGATGCCTGTTTCGTATGATGCATCACAAGTATTAAAATGCTCAGTCAATATGGCTTACTCAAGATACTTCATTGAGGACAGACCAAGAGGAGTTATCCCTAGATTCTTTGACGCTTTAGGAAGTAAATTTCAGAGACAGGGGCCAGAAACTAATAATGGTTTACCAGTACCATCCAATCCCGCTTTTGGAATCACTCCCCCTAGTCGTTTTGGTGTAGGTGAGGAGAGATTCAGACTATCAGATAGCAGAAGGTGATATTATTAACTTAAATTACCCCTATAAATAAACTTACTGAAGTATAACATTATGCCATTACCAAAAATTGCAACGCCAACCTACGAACTTGAATTACCCTCAACAGGAAAGACAATAACATATAGACCCTTCCTTGTAAAAGAAGAAAAACTACTTGTTATTGCACTTGAAAGTGAAGATACAAAACAAATTACAAATGCTATTAAGGCTGTAATTCGTGCATGTATTTTAACAAAAGGTATAAAAGTTGAATTACTTCCTACTTTTGATATTGAATTTTTATTTTTGAATATTCGTGGTAAATCTGTAGGTGAAGACATTGAAGTCAAACTTATTTGTCCTGATGATACAGAGACCGAAGTTTCTGTAAATATTAATTTAGATGACATCAAGGTTCAAAAACCTGAAGGACATTCTAATCAAGTTAAACTTGATAATAGTTTGATGATGGAACTTAAGTACCCATCTCTTAATGAATTTATTAAAAACAATTTTGACCCTAATGACAAAACACAAAACCCAATGGAACAATCATTTGATTTAGTTGGATCTTGTATTAGTAAAATATATAATGAAGATGAAGTTTGGGTCGCTGCTGATTGTTCTAAAAAAGAGATAACTGATTTTCTTGATTCAATGAATTCAAATCAATTCAAAGAAATTGAAAAGTTCTTTGAGACAATGCCAAAGTTATCTCATACTGTTAAAGTATACAATCCAAAAACAAAAGTCGAGAGTGATGTATTACTTGAGGGTTTAGCGTCTTTTTTCGGTTAGCCATGGCTCACATGAATCTGGAGAACTACTTCAGATTAAACTTTGCCATGATGCAGTACCATAAATATAGTTTGACTGAAATTGAAAACATGATGCCTTGGGAACGAGACATTTATGTTGGATTATTGCAAGCACATCTTGAAGAGGAAAGATTAAAGGAGCAACAAAGAAACGCAAATGGATGAAATGAATCCAGCATTTGAGAATTTTCTCAATAATATGTCAAGACTTGGTGGAACTCCTAAAGAAACCACAAGAAGAGTTTCTGCATCAAATTTTTTGGGTAAAGAAAATAAATTAGAAGCAAGAGTAAATAATAATTCAAAAAAAATAAACGTAATTACACGAATTTTAAAAGCAAGAAGAGCAAATACAGTTGGTATAGAAAAAAGTATTATGGACATCAGAGAAACGATGTCTTCAATAGTACAAACTCTTGAGGCACAAGAAAAGTTTGAGTATGAAAAGTTTCTTGATACACAAAGAAAATTAGAAAATGAAAAGAGAAGAGATAGAGAGGCATCTTTAGAAGAAGATAAACCATTAGTTAAGATGTTTAAAAAAGCAACTAATAATGCTTTAGCTCCAGTTAAAAATGCTTTTTTACAAACTTTACAATTTTTTATAAACCTAATCGCTGGTAAATTTTTGATGGGTATACTTAATTTTTTAAGTAATCCTGCAAATATTGGTCTTGTTAATTTTATATCTGGGTTTATTAAAAATTTCTTTCCACTTATTCTTACTGGTATAACTGCTGCGATTATTGGAGTTGGATTTTTAATTGGAAAAATGATTGGTCTTACAGGTATATTAAAGGCTGCTGCGCTCATTTTTGGTTTTGGGATGCCGGGCACTTCTTTAATTAGTGGTGGTGCAAAAGCAATAGGTAAAACTAATTTTTTCAAGTCAGCTGTTTCTGCGTTTAGGCCAGATAGATTATTCATGCAAGATGGTGGTATGTTAGAAGGCCCAAGTCATGCTCAAGGTGGGATTCCAATTGAAGCAGAGGGTGGTGAGTTCATTGTTAATGCAACTCAAACTGCTAAGTTCCTTCCATTACTAGAAACAATAAATGAAGGGGTAACTGGGGGTATTCGAGGAGCAAAAAGAATTTTTAACACTGGTAAAAATGTAAGATTTCCAGACGAGTCAAAAGTTCCTTTTGGTGACATCAGAGATCTATTTAAAAGAGATACATCTAAGGTAAATAAAAACACTTTGTTTGGTGATGATAGATTACAGAGAGGACAAAGCACAAAAAACTATAAGTCAGGAAAACAGTCAACGGCCTTTGGTAGACCTGATCGTGCTTTTGGAATAGATCTTGTCGAGTCATTCAAGAATCGAAAACTTGTCACGGTTTCAGCTTCTGAGGGAGGCCCGATGTCAGGTATAACACCAGCTCAGAGAGAATTAATTTTAAGACCATTCCGGTCACTTTTTAGTGGAGGTGCTGCTGGTTTAAGTAAAAAAGGTGTGAAACTTTATATCTTATCAGAATTAATGAAAGCAACACCACTTGCAGACGGAACTCTTGAAGGAAATATGAACTTATTGCCGATCAATCCAAACGATGGTGGACAACCAACCTTACCTGATTTTTCAAACATACCTAATATTCCATCTGCTGATAAGACAGTTCCAAGTAGAAATGAATTACCAACCTGTTCATTAAATCCATCTGATTCAAATAAATGCGATACTCTAGGAATGCTCGCTCCATAATTATGATTGATTCAAGTAAACTACTAACGAATAGATCAAGCGGAACAACAGTTTTGTCTAGAAAATCTGTGACAGACATTGGTATTATACGGGAAGATGTGATTAAGGTAGATAAGTTGTTGAAGGATAGACTTGTATTATCAAAAGTAAGAGAGGGAATTGAGAGACAAAATCAAGAGCGATTGAGAAGACTTGGTAGAGAAGAGACTCTTGAGAAAGATGATGATCGAGATGATGATATTGATTTGAAGAAGAAAGATCCTAAACCTAAAAGAGGTGGTGGATTGATTGCATTTCTTATTGGTGGAGTCGTATCAACAATAGGATTTTTTGCTTTAAAATTTTTGCCACAACTCGCAACATTAGGTAAGTTCTTTAAAGTAATATTTAAATCTTTTACTTTTGTGGCAGGTGGTGCACTTACTGCACTCGGTGGATTCATATCAATGTTTAATCAATCATCAACTCAACTTAAGGGGATTGATAAAGATTTAACAAAGGAAAAAAAAGTAAATAACACATTTGAAAATTTCACTAATTCTTTACGTTCATTAGTTTTTGCCTTAATATTAGGTGGAGCTTCAGCACTTGGGATAAGAGCATTTAGAAGAAAAGGTATGATGTCCGAAGCTGCCATGACAGATCTTTTACAGGAGATGGGGCAAGATGCGAGACGAGGAAGGCCAAGAACGAAAGGTGGTTTTCTGGAGATGATGACAGATGAAGAAATGATAGATTATTTGCGTGGTAAACAGATAAGAGAATTTGAAAGAGATTTTGGTTATCTTGATGATGATATGGTTAAACCACAAACAACAAAATCAAAACCAAAGGAGGTAGATTTTTCAGAAGTAAGCAGGGAAACTGGTAGAAGAAAAAGTAGTCCACAAAAAGTAAAGACTGAAGAATTCTTACAACGTGAGTTAGAGTTTTCAAGAACTGGAAGAGTATCTTCTGATCAATTGAACGTATTTGATTTAGAAAAAAAAATATTAAGAGGTGAAAAACAACTTGTGAAGGATGTTTTTTTTGAA